TATTAGAGATAAGTATCTGTTGATGCTTTGAGTCGTAAAGTTGACATTCCCTGAGGCCATCGAGGCCCTCTCGAGATGCGACACCATAGACTCCCCCAGACCCTTCTGCAACCACATATATTCTAATGGTTCCATAGAAATCAATCTGGGTCCTCTCGAATCCTTTGGAACTAAAACAACTTTTGCTGTCCCCCCCTCGGGGGTTCGCATCAAATGTTGCAGTGATTTCTCGGGATCGCTCGAGTCTGATTCCGCTGGCATCATAGTATATTGCCAATACGGATACTCCGAGTGGATTGGTTCGTAAAGCGTTTTGAATTTCCACTTCTCCTCACCTTTCTCCCCGGAGGCCACGGCGCCGGGACCATGCTTTGGCGTAATTTCTGAAGGGTCGAACCCCCCAAAAAGGTTTACTGACTGGCCACTGTAAAACGTGCCCCCAGTCATATCGGCTGCTATCTGAACGTCAAGGTTCCCGTCCAAATTTAGGCCCCCAAGCTCTTCCTCAGTCGCTTCAAAAGAAGACAATACATGCTCTTCCTCTTTACGGCTAAATGGGAGCTCAAGCTTATAGTACCAATAGCATATCTGCCTAACGTGCTTCACAGCAAACTCGGCAGGCTCGGCTAATAAATTTCCATCTTCACAATTGAAGATCAGTGCGAAGTACGCCTGCATAAATGCAGGTATACTCTTGCCCTTGGAAGCTCGTTTGAACTCCCTTGGACAATGGAACTGACCATCTACCAATCCTTTATCAAAGGCTTTCCCGAGTTTCGGAAGAGTCTTCGTACAGAATTGGAAGCATTCGCTTGAGGAACTCCGCGACAGGACTGTCGCGTAATCCCTGCGAGACTGCGATTGGAAGTAGGTATTTGAACATACGCAATCCGGTAATAAGAGACTTTCGAACAGGTCGAGGTAAAACTCCTCGATTGGCTCTTCCAAGTTCTTCGTCATACTGGCGGAGTAACCTTTCCAAGAGCCCTAAAGCCACGCTACCAACAACAGCAGAAGCGACCCGTACTACGAAGTTAAGATTCACCACGTAATAGGGATTTAACAGTATTATCGTCCACGTCGAAACTAGCCGTCGACACCACAAGCGAAAGCAATTGGTGTACTAGGTTAATCATCATCGCGGCGGTAAAAGCTG